CCCAGCACGGACATTTGCGCGTTGACGTGTCAAAAGACGAAGCCAAGCGCCGCGCCGCCGCCGCACAAGCCGCGGACAGTAAAAAGTATGCAAAAAATCCGGAAGCGGAAGCCGCAGCCAAAAAGGCTGAAAAAGCCGCGAAGGACAAGGCGCGCCGCGCCGCCAAAAAGGCCGAAAAAGCCGCCGCCGCCGAAGCCGCCAAGGAAAACGCCGCCGCGTAAACGAACACCTGGAGAACCGCCCGTCGAAAGACGGGCTTTCTTCATGCCTTTAACGTCTGCTCCGGCAGGCGTTTCTTTTTGGCTGTTTTTCACGCCTTTACGGGCGTAGTATAGCTATCACGCACTTATTATACCACATCACAAATATCAAGTCAACCCCATTGCGCATAAATTTTTGAGAAAAGAGGAATCAGAATGGCAATCTTGAACGTCTGCACTGCGCCGAACACCGGCTGGAAGGCTGGGTTTCTGCTTCAGCGCAATCACATCTACGGCTGCGACGAGCGCGGCTGGGTCGTTACGGCATTTCAGCCGGGCAAAAATCCGGGAACGGTGAGCGTGTACCGCGCAAAGGAAGACGCCGTTCTGGGGTGGGTCTGGTACAAGACCGACGAGCCTCTTGACTCGGAAACCGGCAAAGCTATCCAGGTAGCCGCCGCGCAGCGCACGTCGAACCGCGTGGAACGTGCACCGCGAATCCCCGTGCAGAAACCCGAACGGATTGAAGGGCCCAGAATGCGGTCTACCGGCCGGTATCTACCTATGACCGAGATGTACATTCCAGGCGGTTCGCGGTTTGGCGATAAGTACATAGCCGCGCAGTCACGCAAGGCAACCCGTAAATAATAGAAGCTAAAATTAAAACGCGACGGTCATGGTATACCCAGCAGGTGATTCTTGCTGGGTTTTATCATGCCGCAAAATGAAAAGGAGAACGAATATGACGAAACAAGAAGAACTGAAAGTGCTGGATAAAATCATTGCGCTTGTGAAATCGACCGGAAGCGATAGCTATCTGAGCTTGAGCTTTGAAGGCTTCGAAGAAATGGTTCGCGACAACATCGAAAACGACTTTGGAAGCTGCGTCGCGATGTTCAAAAGACACTTGCAAAGCGATGAGGCGCAAATTAAATCCATGCGCGAAGCAATCAAGCTCCGTGATAAAGAAAACGCGTTATTAAAGGCACAGATTTCCGAGCTGAAGTTAGACAAAGAGAAGTTGCAGGCGGTTGCAGAACGCTTGAAAAGTGAATACGCCTATGACCAAGATCAGTTCGAATCGCTGGAACAGGAAAATGAATCCTTGAACAGCCTGCTTGACGCGGCAGAAGAAGCACGAAGCGCCGCCGCCGACGAACTGGTTCGGCTGAAAGAGGAAAACGAGCGCCTTCGTGAAGCAATGGATTTTGAAACGAATCCGCGCGACGATGACGACTACGATGAACTTCTGGATATGAAAACGGATTTAATTCGGCTGAAGTGTCAGCTCTGCGACGTCATGATTGCCAAGGGTCTTATCTAAACTACATATCGCTGGGCAAAGGGGCTATGACTTCGGTTGTAGCCTCTTTTCTTATGCGCCGGGATACCGGGCGTACACAGGTATAAGAGGCTGGAAGAACCGCGCAGTCAAGTGAGCCTCTGCACGGCTGCGCACAAAGAAAAGGCAACGCATAAAAACGGCGCGCAAGGCGCGAATCGAAACCGGCTGGGCATGAATCTGTTTCGCCGCGAACCGAAAACGGTTTGAAATGGAAATGGTTTATGGTCATGCTGCGTCGAAATCAATCTGAAAGGGAATGAATCTGAATGGCAACGAAATATATGTCCGTCAAAAATGTGTGCGGCGTTTGGCACATAAAAGCAGACGGCTATCCGCTGGTGAGACATTATTTCATGTCGCGCCGAGAAGCAATTAAGACGTACCGCACGAAACACGGTCTGGTCGGAAAACACTTCTGTATAATCGAACTTTAGTTTGAAAGGAAATGAATTGAAATGAAAATCAAAATCAAAGAGGCGGAAAAGTACGCCGCACGAATCCGTAAGAGCCGTGACTGGCAGGCTTGCTGGGACGACGTGAAAAAGCTTTGCGCTCTGGCTGGGCTGGGCGAAGACCTTGCGCTGGCAAGCGGTGACGAATTCGAATCCGTGATTGATGAGGCTGCGGACATTCTGGATGTTCAAATCTACTGAGGAGGAAAATGAAATGAGCGTAGGTAAAACTGCAAAGACGCGCAGTAAAGAAGAAATTATCAGTGATATCCTTAGCTATTTGCGCGATAACGTATCCGACTTCAGGGAACTTGTAGAAGAACTTGATTTGTGGAACGGGTATCTGGGCAACGACCGGTGGTTTAATATGGACGAATTGAATGAACTTTACGCTGGAACTGAGCCGATTGAGATTCTGCAACGGGCGTATTTCGGCAGAGATAACGACAGCTGGACAACCAACCGTCGCGGCGAAAAGGAGTATGGCTCGTTTAATCCGAACCGGGACTGCTTTACCTTCGACGGGTACGGCAATCTGGTTTCAAGTGACTATCCAGACTATGATGGATATCTGACTGCCACGACGGTGCTTGACGCGTTTGACGTCCGTGACAAAATCTGCTGCTCAGACGAATTGAACAGGTTCTTCGATGAACTTGAACAGGCGGAAGCCGAAGAGGAGTGAGAACGTGAAGGTTTTTATCGAGTATCGTGAGCTGGATGGGTTATTACAGCTCGACTGGGCGAAGCGAAATTTGACCGGAACGAATTTGAACCGGTCTGTCTGAAGGAGAGTTTGAAGTGAAGAAGTGGAATTTGAAAGTAACCAGTCAGTATGGTTATGTTATCTTTGACCATTCGAGCGACAGCGCAAAACGGCTCTGGAAGCTGTATGAGAAAAATGCATATTCCTCAGACGGAAATATGTTTAGCGACTTCTATTTTGGGAAAATCGAAACGAATATGACCCCAGAAGTCAAGTATGAAGCCTACACAGGAAAGAAGTGGAATAAGTGAAAATCACAGAAATCGCCGGTAAAGACATTAAAGAATCGAAAAACTCAATCACGGTCGTCGATGAATACGGCAAAACGAAAGGGGTCGTGCGCAACGTTCAGTGGTATCAAAATCTGTCTCTTCGTGACGAAATGGAATGGAAGTCGAAATGGAAGCAGTCTGGGTTCGCCCCGGAACGAGTGGATTTGAGGAACTTTGTTCTGGCGGATGGTGAATGGTATGTGGTTGTCTCGAATCGCAATTCATATCTGGAAGAAATTAAGGCGCGGTACGAAAATAAATTCAAAGTTATCGTGTGCAACGTCCTGCGTACCCACGATAATCAATGGTAATTAGAAAGGAAGATGAATCATGTCACAGTCAAAATTCATTCGGTTCTTGCGGAATAAGTTTCCTGATCTGCCGATTACATATCGGTATCAGGACGGTCGGCACATCGCACAGGTCGCGGACGAAATGATCATCGTCGGAAACAAAGTGACTCAGTACTTAACCGTGCTCTGGGGGAGTGGACACCAGTCAATTGTCCGGGTGGCGAAATGACGTTCGATCCCGGTCGTGTCTTTTGGGACACCGAAAATAACGTGTACATAGACGAAACGCAGCTGCTCAAAGAATTTGAGGAGTTAAAATTTACCGCGCCAGAGTACGAAGGGATTTCGTTCGAGGCGTATCTGATGGAGTGCTCCGGCAAGAACGGAACGCTCAGAAAACTTTAGGAGGAATAAAAATGATCCGTGTTTTAGTTCGCGCCACGTCGAATGTCGTGGCGTTCTTTTGTGTCCTGATTGCGTTCGGGTTCGTTGGCTCGTTTGAGCTTGGTACGATTGCCGCCGGCGGCTTATTAAAGAGCCTTGGAATCCTTGCCGCAATCTTTATCGCCGCACGGCTTGTAAATATTGTGCTTGAGGATTGATTCGCGTTTGACGGACAAACTATATAGGCTATGTCAGATATAGCTTTGAAAAGAAAGGAATGACTTTATTTTGGAAGATACGATTCGATTTGTCCGCGCTGTCGATTCGCAGGGGCGCGTAATGATTCCAGTTGAAATCCGGAACCGGCTGGGGATTTTGCCCGGAACGGAGCTGGAGTGCGGCATTCAGGACGGAGCTGTGACGATGCGTGTTACAAATGAAGCTGCGGCGCTACTGGGGCGACTGAATGCACTGCTGGAAGATTTCAGCCGGGGCATGTACGACAATGTCACCGGCGGGGGAACACTGCTGCAAGACTCTGTGCGCCAGATGATTGCTTGGATTAAAGAGGAAAACGAATAAAAACGAACGCCGTCCGGACAGGGCGGCTTTTATTATGGGAGGAAAACGAAATGAAATTTACGATGAGCGTCGGCGACCTGAACAGACTGATTACTGCGGCAAATACCTACGGCGATAAAACAAGATTCTCAGACGGAAAAGTGGTTGTGAAAATGACCGTGGAAGAATGGCGGAATGATGTTTGCTATGCGAAGTGTTATATTAGCGACACGGTTGCGGTGATTCAAGTTTTTGTCCGTCTCGTTCCGGTAGCTGAAGAAGAATCTTTCTGTGAAGGGGCATTCGACTCGTTTTACATGGTTGTCCCGTCGAAAAAGTACAAAGCCAAGCCTGAAACTGTTGGTGTGGAAATTGAGAAAAACATAACCCGTTATCGGCATGGAGGGGTTACAGAGGAGGTTATGTTTGACGCGGATGTGGAAAGTAGATTTGTAGACCAAGTTGATACAGTCGGGAAAAGGTTCGTTGAGAAAGAGAAGACTAATGACATCACACCTCTGGTCATTGACCCCGCAAGAATGATTGCAGCTCTCGAACTGTTTGCAAAAGAAGGTGCAAAGGTTCAAATTGACCGCGTAGACCAGTACATTCTTCGTATTCAGCCGAATAAAGCAAGCGGGGTCTGCGCACAAAGCGTTATTGCCGTGATGAGTCCGCGGAAAGATGCCGAGTATTTTCAGGGCAGATACTCAATTTGAATTGAAAGGAAAAGGAAAATGAATACAATGAACCAAGCTCTTGTTTTGAACGCATACAAAATTGGCGAAAAGCGATTTGCAATGATTCCAGTCAGCGAACTTCGGGTTGACCCGACGTATCAGCGCACGTTACGCCGGCGGGTTTTAGCGATGAGTTCCAACTGGGACTATGAGCAGTGTGACGTTCTTGTGGTTAGCTTCCGCGGCGACGTGTTCTACATTATCGACGGTCAGCACCGGTACGAAGCAGCGAAACGAAACAATGTCGAGTATCTTCCGTGCCAGATTTACACGGGCTTGACGCAGCGCGAAGAGGCGGTGAAATTCATCCAGTCGAATACCGGGGTCGCACTTCTTTCTCCGTATGATACATACCGCGCAAATCTTTTCCTCGGCGAACCGATTGACACCACAGTGAAAAAGGTCTGCGATGAATTTGACGTCAAAATCCTTGAGGCAAAGAGCAAAGAACCGTCGGTCTTCGGTAGTTTGGCAAACGCCAGAAAGATTACAAAGACCCATGGTGAAAGCTGCCTCCGCTGGGTTCTGTCAACGCTTTGCAAAGCGAAATGGAATACGATGCGAAACGGATTCAGTTCGGCGATTGTGCTGGTTCTTACCAGTCAATATTGCCGCAATGCCGAAGCTTTAGATGCCGTGCAGGATGTGCTCGTGTCTGTCTTGAGACAGTATGACCCGCGACACCTTGTCGCCGCCGCCGTCTCTGCCTATCCGCGCAAGTCTGCACAGGGCGCGATGTCAGAATTTCTTGACAGCAAAGTCGAAAAGGCCTTGAAGTCGCAGGAAATGGCTTGACAATTTGGTGAGGATGTGATAATATGAAGCAAGAACAAACGGTCAGTTTGGTTGGCGCGACGGGGCATTACTCAGGCATTATTGTTGCCAATGACGGAGCCGTGTATGTCTGTGATTGGGAACGCATTTGCAGCCAAGACGCAAACAAAATTGTTTTGTTCACGGCATGGGGCGCTCCGATTCCGTGGGAGGTTAAAACCCTGACAATTGAAGAGGTCTGCACGACGGACGACGTTCGGAAGTTTCTGCCGGGAAAATATTTCCTCAACGAGGACGGTGAATGGGAAACAGATATGGATATCCTGTCGGACGATGAACTGGATATCGCAGCGCTGTTTGTCGGTGTACACCCGACGATTCCGCCGGAAGAAGATTTTCCCGTGGAGCTCGGTGGAACGATTTTCAAAATGGTCGCGGACGGAGATGAATTCACCGTCATCACAATTGACGGCTGGGAATAATAAGGAGGGAAAGAAAATGAAAAAAATACACAGTTGATGAAATCGAAGACCTGATGACAGATGCGTTTGAAGAGTGCTTTGGGGCGACTTATGAATGGTATCACATCGAACCCGCCAACGGTGTCTATGCAAGGCTTAGCATGGACGCGGAAGGAAATATTGCGGAGCCAGATGAGAACCTTAGTGTGCAGTTTGAGGTCGAACGGACTTGGAGTGAATTTGGCGTCGGTGAAGACAAACTGGACGAGCTGCTGGACATCGCTCTTGAGGAGTCGGTGAACCCTGATTACGAATGTCCGTATCTCAAGCATTTGTATTACATGTCGTGGGACAGCGACTGCTTCCAAGGCGTTTTCCGAGAGATGACAGACGAGATCAATACCTACCTTGAACGAGAAGGGTATTTGAATCACGTTCGATGCGAACCGGATAGGACGACGTCGATTGGCAAAGCATTGGCGGCGCATTCTCTCAGTGAATGGGAAGAATATGCCGACAGTGATGCGTGGGAATCCGCACTTGCCGAAATGAATAAGGACGTGTCCGAATTTGATTTCACACAAAAATATGACTTTATGCAAAAGTATCTGGATCGTGCGCCGCATGATCTCGTATGGGGGTATTGCGACCCAAAGTTTTATTCTTTCGAAGAGGTGAGTGTAGCTCTTTGGCCACCGGAACCGAATACGGAAGAGCACAGAAGCCAATACGCCCTCTCTTTCCAGGGAAAAGACCGTGGTGATTCGTCACTGCGGTCTTTTTCCTATTTAAGGCTCTCGATTGAGGGTCTTTTTTTGTTGTCAAAAAAACGAAAAGCATGAGGGGAAATGCGTTTGAAACGAAATCAGAACGATTTGAAATCCGTGCAGGTAAAAATTTGCGGAAAGAAAATAAAGTCAGAACTTATTTTGGATAGCCATGCGCTTGACAACCAAAAATACTGAGCATATAATAGTGACAACGAATATAAACAGGAGGAACAGCATGAAGGGATATAAAGTTTTTAATCCGGATTGGACATGTAGAGGAATGCAATATGAGGTGGGAAAAACATACGAAATGGATGAAAGTCCAGTTCTGTGCGAACGTGGGTTCCATTTTTGCTCACAAGCAGCACGGTGTTTTGACTACTACCGTTTTAATCCGCTAAATCACGTTGCGGAAGTGGAAGCAATGGGGTGTGTTGTGGGCGACGAGGCAAACAAGATGTGCGCAAACAAAATCCGAATTGTTCGGGAGCTAACGTGGGAAGAAGTTTTGCGGCTTGTAAATACGGGTTTTGCTAACACAGGAAGAGGAAACACCGGCAACAGGAACACCGGCAACAGGAACACCGGCAACAGGAACACCGGCAACTGGAACACCGGCAACAGGAACACCGGCAACGCGAACACCGGCAACGGGAACACCGGCAACGGGAACACCGGCAACTGGAACACCGGCAACTGGAACACCGGCAACTGG